CCTATACACTACGAAGAGGTCCTTGGAGTTAGAATGGCAACAAGAGCACCTGAAGGACGGGAAGCATAATATCAGGATGATTGAAATCAATAGAAAAATCCAGGATGTTATAAAGCAGATCATTGCCAAAGAGTTTGAAGCAGATACTCTTCAAACCAAAGTAAACGAGTCCAGGCCCGAAATTTCGATAGCCACTTAAGCGCTATCAAAAATCATACATTTCTATAAGGATACCTTGCGCCAAATGAAAATTTGGGGTATAGATTAATTACTAAGTATTTATATTCATAAATTGGTCATTTTTTGCTTAGGAAGAATGGCTGGCGCTAGGAGGCGCTGATTATATGACAACACACTTTTCAAACGGAGTAACAAACGTAAGAGGTAAACAATTAGGAACCTCTTTATTCAGTGGTATCAAGCAACCTTTAATAACGGGTGCAACTACCCCTGCTGAATGGGCATTTCAAGATGACTTTGTAATGTTTTCACAAGTAACTACGGCACCATGGACTATAATAGCTGCAGGCGGCAGTGAATACTTGTTAGCTCAATATCCTCAAGGATGGCTAAGAATGGGAGACGCTGTTCCAGGAGCTGGAGAAATTAATGGGGTACAAACAGATCCCGTTTACCAGTATAACGCTAATAAGGCATGGTACTTCGAAACTAAAATCGCAGTTACCGATGTTACCGAACTCAATACATGGGTTGGTTTTGGAGCGGAAGCTTATGTTAATCCAAATGCAGTACCAGATGATGGTATTGGATTCTCTCATTTAGAGGATACAACTACTATTCAATTCATCTCAAGAAAAGATGGAGCAGGAACATCTTTTACTATGTTAGAAGCAGGAAGTACTTATACTTTTGCAGATTCTACTGTAGCAACGCAAGATGCAACTACTTATGGAATGCCGGATAATGCTGTTAGATTAGGATTCTTATTTCAACCTTTAGGTTCGGAACGAGGCCAAACGGCTATTCAGTATAAACTTTTCTTAAATGGTAATATTGTTGGGACACAAGCGGCAACAACTGTTCCTGATGATCTGCTTTTGGAATTGAAGATAATGTCTGAAAGTAAAGGAACTACAGCTAACGATCTGTACACCGATTACGTTCAGACGGTTCAACAAAGATAATAAAATTATTCTAAGCTCCTTCGGGAGCTTAGAAGATTAAAGGAATTGAATTATGGCAAACGTATCAGACGTAAAAAGTAAACGAATTCTGTATGGAACAGACACCGATGCTATTTCTATAGCAGGCACGGCTACTACTTTAGTTTTAATAGATAGTGGCCCATGGATTAATCCTCAAACAGTAACTTTAACTTCTACTGCTAATAATGCAGGTTTAACTGTAACGGTAGTTGGAAAAGATGCTGATGGAGCAGCTCAAACTGAAGCAATCAATCCAGGACCAAATGCAGGAACAGTGGATTCAGCTTTAACTTGGACTGAAGTAACTAGCATTACTTCTGATGGAGCTATCACAACTGATATTTCAGCTGGAATTAAAGATGGTTTAACAACAGGAATTGTATTTGCTGGTAGAACGCGAATAAGAGGAATGAATGGCGTCGGAGGAACCGGCCCAGCAGTTCTTTTTTTCAAAAATGGATCAAGCACGGGTTCTTCTAAATTCGTATTAGATGTAGACCAAGCAGAAGCAATTGCTCCTTATATTCCGGACAATGGAGTTCTATTTGAAGATGGAGCCTATTTCAAAATGACTGGAACTGCTGTAGTCGGAGTCTCCGTACAATATGACGGGTAGGGTTACATGGCTAACACTACTTCTCACTCATACACTTTTGACAAGACTCTTCCGATTGATGAAATCGTAGAAGAAGCTTACGAAAGAATTGGTCTACAAAACGTTTCAGGTTATCAATTAAAAACAGCTAAACGATCTTTAAATCTTTTACTTTCTGAATGGAGTAATAGAGGACTTCATTATTGGGAAATAGCCAATCAAGGTTTTACTTTAGTCGAGGGAACAAATGTTTATACAACTTACAGGTCCCCGGCCGATGGTGCATCTCAAGGATTAACAACAACTTTATCTGCAGGAATTAATGCAGCAGTTACCGATATTCCTTTAACTAGTGTCACGGATATGCCTGGCGCCGATCAAGGGGGAGGAACTATTACCGTTAACTCTGAAACGATTCGATACACAGGAAAATCTGCAGTGAGCGGAGCAGCAAACCTTACAGGAGCTGTGCGTGGATCTAATGGTACTACGGCTGCGACTCATTCAAGTGCTGATGCAGTTACTCAACATGCAACGGGAATGGATAACATATTAGAAGTTAATTACAGAATAACTTCTACAAGTATTGATTCACCTATGACTGAGGTAAGTCGATCTCAGTATCAAGGTTATTCTAATAAGAGTGCCAAAGGAATCCCTACTTCTTTTTTTATTCAAAGATTTATTGATAGAACAACATTAACTTTATACTTAACGCCCGGTGCAGCTCAGGACGGAAATAAATTAAATTTATATTATTCACGAAGAATTCAAGACGCGGGTGCTTATGGCAATGCATCTAATGTGCCTTATAGATTTGCACCTTGCATGACAGCAGGCTTAGCTTATTATTTATCACAAAAAAACGTGCCACAGAGATCACAAGAATTAAAACTTTTTTATGAGGATGAATTGGCTAGAGCCGTAAAAGAAGATGGTGATATTACAAGTACTTATATTGCACCTAAGGTTTACTATCCTAATGCTTAATTATGACTACTTTTGCTTCAGGTAAAAATGCACTTGCTATTTCAGATCGATCTGGATTAGCTTTTCCTTATTTAGAAATGGTAAGGGAATGGAATGGTGCCTGGGTTCATTTTTCCGAATTTGAACCTAAACAACCTCAATTACAACCTAAACCTACAAGCGCAGATCCTCAGGCTTTACAAAGAGCAAGACCAGCAAGAGTAGCTTTAGCTACGCCGGCTCCGTTAAATGATAATCCATTTACAACAGAAGTAGGCACTACACTTATTGTAAATCAAAATAGACATCAACGATCGACTGGCGATGCAGTAAGATTTTATCAAGTTAAAGATCCAGTAGGAGGAGTTGCAGTATCTACCTTTGAACTTAATACAACTTTGAATGGCGATATTACGGCAGCAGCAACCAGTTTAGTTTTAACAAGCACGGCTGAATTCGTGGCCCCTGGTTACATCAGCATTACTTCAACTAACGCGACTAGCGGCGCCATTAATAGTGAAACAATTTATTATACCGCGAATAATACAGGGACCAATACTCTTTCAGGACTGACTCGGGGAACCGCAGCTCCTTCTTATGGAGCAACTCCAGTTTCAACAACAGCCAATGCTCATTCAAGTGGTGCAAAAGTTTATGGATCTTATATCATTACTAAGATTGACAGCACTATTCCTTACGCAGGACAACCATCAACGCTACCTGTCAGTGATAGTTTTAGTTTTACTTTAGCCAACGCTGCGACTAGTATAGCAACAGGAGGAGGTTTTTTCGTTTTCGGTGGACCCGTAAACGATAGATCATAATTATGGCTGCATATACACTCGAAGCATTAGAAGGTGACATTAGAAGTTATACTGAAGTAGATTCAAATGTATTAACTGGCGCTATTCTAGGCAGATTTATTGGAAATGCAGAATCAAGAATTTTATACGATCTTCCTATGGATTCCGATAGAAAAATGGCTACGGGAAATTTTGCGCTTGATGATAATACTATTAATGTTGACGCAGGAGCTTTGTTTGTTCGTGCTGTTGAAGTATTTGATTCTACGTCCGTGACGACGGGTAATTCAACTTTTTTACAAAAAAAAGATGTAACTTATTTAAGAGAATATGTAGCAAATTTAACAGGACCTGCGGGAGGACTTACAGGACAAGATGTTACCGGCCAACCTAAATATTATGCAATGTTTGGAGGAGCTACGGGCTTGACTGACACAACTTCAGGAGGGCTTCTTCTGGCTCCTACGCCTGACGCGACTTATGCTTTTAGGCTTTATTATAATGCACAACCTACGAGTCTAGTGACTAATACCTCTGGGACTTATATCAGCAGATACTTTCCTAATGGCCTTTTATATGGCTGCTTAACAGAGGCTTTTGGATATTTAAAAGGCCCAATGGATATGTTGACATTATACGAGAATAAATATAAACAAGAAGTACAGAAGTTTGCAGGAGCGCAACTTGGAAGAAGAAGACGAGACGATTACACTGATGGTACTGTTCGTATCCCAGTTAAATCACCGTCACCGTAATTTAGGAGATAAATATGGGAATAACATCAGCAATTTGTAATACTTTTAAACAAGAAATTTTAGTAGCTGAACATAATTTTACTGCATCTAGCGGCAATACTTTTAATCTAGCATTATATGATAGCAGCGCAGATTTAAGTAAATCTACAACGGTTTATACGACTTCAGAAGAACTAGCGACTACTGGTGGCTATACAGCAAAAGGAAACGCTTTAACGAGTGTGACTCCTGTGCTAGATAGTGATACAGCAATTTGTGATTTTGCAGATACGAGCTGGACTTCAGCTTCATTCAC